TATATAACTCACCAGGTATCTGTCTCATATCCTTATCAGGAGAAACAACTGTATTACCAGAATGAGCAGTGGCATAAATGCCCATTGCATCATCAGCTTCTAAGGTAGGCATGAGTATTACCTCATACTCTTCTTTAAGTTTATTGATGACACGTTTATAACCGCAAGGTTTCTTACGATTTCGGTGACCCTTATAATCGGGTAGAATTTTTTTCCGAAAATTTACACTGTCGGAAAAGAACAGTATCATAGAAGCGAATGACCCAAATTTGTTTTGAATCTTGGATAATTCACGTTTTGTGGCAGAATAAGCATCACTGAACTTGCTAGTAACAAGGATAGTATCATCGCCCCAGTCAATTTCAGTTTCTGCTGCAGCGCAGGATTTATATACAATAAAGTCTGCATCTATTAATAATTTCATATGTTAGTGTACGTCTGCCCATGTGCCTCCACTTTTAGATTCAGCAGCGACCGGACATCTCATTTTATAATATTCACCGGCTTGTACAGCTGTTAATTCCAGTAAAAATTTTAACTCTTCAACTTGCTCTTCTTTTGTTTCATACTGTAATTCATCATGAACAAATGCAAGTTGGTTAGTATATTCAGGAAGTCTTTCATCAGCTAATACCATCCACCTCTTCGCGACGATCGCTGCCGATCCTTGGAGTAAGTAGTTGAGAGCGACGTGCCGCGAGTCAACGATGAGGTGACGACCGTCCAATCCGCGTACATAACCTCTCTCACTAGCTTTGTGTACGCCTTCCAAAAGGTCTTTAAGACCTGGAATGGCTTCAATATAAGCGGCACGGATTTCCTTGCCTTTCTTTCGTGCTTTGTCATCAGATAATTGTTTGTCATAGGAGTGGCCTATTTTAATATCACCTGCTCCATACAAGAAGGCATAGGTGACGGTTTTAACAAGTTTTCTGGATATACCGATCTTATCTGCATTCTCTTGGTGTACGTCTCCATTGATAAGCACGTTTGCATACCTACCGTCGTCCCATCTCGCAAGATAGTGGGCAAGCATGCGTAACTCAATCCCCATAAGGTCAGCACCGCACATTGTGAGACCAGGAGTAGCGGTGAACAACCGCCTGAATCGTTCATCTGAAGGTACTTGGGCTAAATTCGGCTTTCTATGAGC